CAGAGATGCTATCTACCGGGGTAAGTGACACGCCGTGGAAGTTCAGGTCTGATTTTGCTACAATATTCATGTCGATATTTCCTTTCGCGGATTTGTTCGATAAGAGGCCCAGAGTGTTCACGCACTTCTGGGCTTCGCTCATTCTGGACATTTCACACCCTGCCTTTCGGCGTATTCCCGCATTGCACGAACAGCTTCCTTACTAAATGAGCGATCAGCATTTTTTGCCAGTTCCTCCATAACCTTTTCTAACCATTCAGGCATCCGTAATGTTTTTACTTTCATATTCATCTCCTTTTGTATGTGGTACGCATACATAGTAGTAGATACGCATTGATAGTCAATAGGTACGCACGTACTATTTGTGCATATGATTTGATCTAACCATTGGTTAGGAGTTGTAAATGTCAGAGCGCAGATACCGACATCCGCAAGTGAACTTAAGACTTCCTGAGGACCTAAAGGAAAAGATAACGAGGCTTGCCGAGTCAAATGGCCGGTCGGCTAATGCAGAAATGGTTGAAGCTATAAATTTCTGGATTGAAGCCAACCAAGAGATTTTGGATAACCCGGATAAATACCCAATGGGTGAAAAAATGGTGATTAGTAGACAGGGAATCCATGAAGTAACTGAAGGCATAAAACGTGCCGTTATTGAAGCACTAGTCAAACAGTATCATCTGGTGCCAAAAGACAAAAAACCCACCTGATAAGGAGCCAGGCATGGAATGGGTCGTTGCGATTGTCGTTCTTCTTCTTATCAGGGCCATGCTAAAGCCAAGGCGTTGTGATGTTTGTGGGGAGCGATTTAAACGGAAATATTACACATGGAAGCTCGACGGCAAAAAGCAGCATCTTTGCCCTTATTGCAGCGGGAAACTCTCCAAACGAAAAAGCGATCAGCGCTTCAAAGACCGATTTGGTTAGCAAAAAACCCACCGCTTGGTTGGTGGGTTTAACCGTCAATTGTAATGAAATTTTTCAGTTTTGAAGTTAAATGTTGCATCGCCAGATTGGAAAAATGAAGCTCGTATCTTCATTGAATCTGATTCTTTTAACTTGCTATAAAACCCTTCAGAATCATAAAAGTACATTACATCATCCCCACCTGATTCAGGTGGAGTTATTACGAATTCCTCAGGCTTGTTTTGATCAAATCTTACTGTAACAGTGCATGGCTTAACCGTCTGAAAAGTGCACATGTAATATGCTTTGTCTAAATCATTTTTGCCATGAAGCGTCAATCCAAGAGCATTACCCTTACCAGGGTAATTGCGCATGAATACCTGCATTTTATATTCAGACTTTAACTGCCCCCCAATAGGCTCACTATTTTCTGAGTTATTGAATGCTATTTTTATTGTTTCGTCGGTCATGTCATCTTTGTAGGTCTCGTACTCCCACTTAGCACTGGCTGAACAGCTAATCATTAATGACATAAACGCAAAAGCCATCAATCTACTTTTCATTACTGAGGTCCTTGTGTGTTGGCGTTACCTGATTCTACACCGCCATGCACATGCGTAGAAAGCTTAATGCCATTACCCTGAACCTCCCCAGTGGCTGTGACGCTTCCACCGAATGTAGCGTTACCCGCATAGCTACCTGCCCCCTGCGTAAGCTGACCGTTTGCTTCAATAACGGGTGAGTTAAGCGCAATTTTCGCCTCAGCGTTCAGGCTGATAATGTTGCCGTTTACGTTGATAACCAGCGGTGACACGATATCGATACCATCATCAGCAAACTTCATATACTGAGTCGGCGCGGCGTTTAGCAGGCCGCCCATGTAAATGGCGTCGCCGTAACTGTGCGACCTTGCGGACGCAGGTAAAGCAGGAGCGGAGGTTTTCTTAGCTGTCCTGATGTCTTCATCACAGCAGGCTATCCAGCCGATATCACCTACAATCGGGTCCATGATTAACGCGCTGCTGCCCCTTTGCAGCCTGAAAACAGGAGCGTTATAAATAATTCCTCTCTCTATCAGAGCGCCAGTCCCGTCAGTGCCGTGGATCATCGGCTGAACATCGACAAAGCTCATCTCATTTTCGTTGCCTGGATAAGTGGCCTTGACCATGGCAAGCGTGATAAATGCTTTCCCCGACAAGAACTTCTCCATTACGAACTTCTGCACGTTCGCGTCGGTGGAGATGTCATCTGGTCGGATTTTGTATTTGTATGTCATTTGGAAGCCCGTATGGATACATAGTAAGCCCGCACTGAGTGAACCACGGGCCGCCCTCCTGCCAAGTGGAGAGGATATACTGGGAGTTGTTTATGCCGTACAGTCCAGAAGCGTTGGGTAAGTCTGTTTGCAGTTGCAGATTCCTGCCCCTTACCAGCAGGCTGCTGAAGATTGTCGTAATATTGACACCCCAGCCATTAAATATCGGGTATCCAATAAGTCCGCTTCGGGCTGATACCATAGGGACCGTTTTATCTATGGTATCCCCTTCCTTCCACACATAAATAGTTCCGTTCCTGAAGTCCCAGTTCAGGTTGTGAGCGCGGGCACACGATGTTATCTGCTCAACATAATTACCGGTATAAAACGGGTCGGATTCAACATCATTTACAGAATCACCTATTACGGCCCGATAACCAATTATCTTTGCAATAGATGAAATAATATCTGCAACTTTTGATTCTCCCTGAACATGGAAATCTTTCAGTGGGATTGACTGATCATAACCGGTTGAAGTAGCCTGGATGATTAGCGGGGCGTCCGGCATTCTCCCAAGGTCGGTGTAACACGATCCAATTGAACCAGTAAATATGAGTTCATCATTGGCCCACACCTTCATCATGTTCTGAATGGTTCGTTCATACTGGATGCCTTTAAAGCTAAGCATTGACATACGCTCAAGACCCAGACCGTAAACTTCAGCATTCAGCACAGTCCCTGAAACGCCACCATATCCACCAACATTCACGCTGGCCTTTATGTTGTCGATCGTAAGTGTGTCATTCCCTGTTTCATCAAATGACCCGGAGCTTAACTTAAACTGGAACTTAAGACTGCGCTTTTGATAAGTCATAATGCTGCACTCATTTCCTGCTCTGTGGCGTAATACAGCTTAAACCTGTCGCCAAGCTCGGAGTAAAACGGATCATCAATACCTTTGGTATCACAAAAAAACATCTCACCTTTAAACCCGAGGTATGGATAACGGATAATCTTGTTTCCGTTCAGGCAAAGTACGCCCTGCGCAACCCACAAGTTGTTAACTGCGACATCCATATAAATACCACTGGTTCTCTGGACAATTCGCAGGGTAGTCCTCTGGCCATCAAGGTTCAGGTCTATTGTCTGCCCTTTAACTGGTTGAATACTGATTATTTGCATCAGGTGATCACCTTAACCAGTTCCGTGACTGATTTTGAAAGGCCGTCAATTGCCGATGTCGCCGCGCCGTTTATCGCAGTTGTTGCAGGCCTGGTTACGTCCGAAATAGTGGTGGTAACTTTGGTGGCGATGTCAGAATAAGCACTGGACAAAGACTGTTTTAGACCTGACAAAGCACCGCTAACATCACTCTGGGTTGCATCCTTTGCTCCACCCTGAAGCGGTGGGTTATTGGCAGCGCTATCGCCTTTCTTTTTGTTATTGCTGGTTGTATCCGTTTCTGCTGTCGTGCTGCTTACTTTTACCTCGGCCTCTTCAAGAACCGACTGAAAAATCGCCTCTACAGTGAGCAGGGTTACATCCCTTTCCGATGTGCGATAGTTGTATCTGATGAGGTCGTATTTCTCATACGTTGTATCTGGCGTCTCGATGTCATACAACTTTGTGTCGTTCACCATGGAATCCAGCGCGGCCAGTATCCCGGTGCGACTTGTCAGAGAGAAATTGGTGATGTTGGGTAAAGCACCAGTAAACCCTGACAGCCCCTCAAGAACGAACAGCACACGAATTAAAGGTGGGCGTTTTACCTTGTTGTATGATGTGTAAGACCCCTTTTCTACAGGCGCATTT